AAGCGCTGGGCAGTGGAGCGCCCGTAAAGCTCAAATTATGGCCAAGCGCTACAAGGCCGCAGGCGGCGGGTACAGGGACTGACATGAAAGCCCCGCAGAAATCGCTCAAGGACTGGGGGGACCAGAAATGGCGCACCAAATCCGGCAAACCGTCGAGTAAGACGGGGGAGCGGTATCTGCCCGACGCGGCTATCAAGTCTTTGAGCCCTGCGGAGTACGCGGCCACCACAAAGGCCAAGCGGGCTGGGAAGGCCGCAGGCAAGCAGTTCGTGAAACAGCCCCCCAAAGTGGCCGCAAAGACGGCAAGGTACAGATAATGGCCACCACATCTGGAGCAGCCGGTTTCAACCTCGATCTGACTGAGATCGTCGAGGAGGCGTTCGAGCGCGTGGGCTCGGAGATGCGCACGGGGTACGACCTCAGAACAGCGCGTCGTTCCATGAACTTGATGTTTGCCGACTGGGCCAATCGCGGCATCAACATGTGGACCTTTGAGCAGGGCACGATCCCGCTGGTCCAAGGCATAAACACGTACGCACTGCCCACCGACACGGTGGACCTGCTCGATCATGTGATCCGCACCCAGCCCAATCAACAGTCCAATCAGGCCGACCTGACCATCACGCGTATCAGTGTTTCTACGTACGCCACGATCCCCAACAAGCTAACGCAGGCCCGTCCGATCCAGCTCTGGGTGCAGCGGTTGGACGGCCAAGTGTCTCCCACGGGTTACACATTTCAAAGTGCTGACACTGGTGCTCAGACCATCACGCTGTCATCCACAGCAAACCTGCCCACGTTGGGCTACCTGAACATCGGCACTGAGACCATTTACTACGGCTGGATCAACAGCGCAACGCAGCTCGGTGGGGTGTTCCGGGCGCAAAATGGTACCAGCCAGACTAGCCCCACCGTGGGCACTGCGGTCTACATCAACAACACGCCTCGGGTCACAGTGTGGCCCACGCCAGATCAAGGCACTGTGGGCAACCCCACATACCAGTTTGTGTACTGGCGTATGCGCCGTGTGCAGGACGCAGGAGGCGGCGTCAACGTCATGGATGTGCCGTTCCGGTTTATTCCCTGCATGGTGGCAGGGCTGTCGTACTACATGGCGCTCAAGGTGCCAGGGGCGATGGAGCGGCTGCCAATCCTCAAACAGCAGTATGACGAGGCTTGGGACTTGGCATCGCAGGAAGACCATGAGAAGGCGGCAGTGCGGTTTGTGCCGCGCAGACAGTACATCGCCGGGGGGTTCTAATGCCCAATCGTTTTTCGTCTGGCAAGTTTGCGATTGCGCAGTGTGATCGCTGCGGCTTTCGGTTCAAGCTCAAGGAGCTGAAGACTTACACGCTCAAGACCAAGAACGTGAACATGCTGGTGTGCACCGTTTGTTGGGACCCCGACCATCCGCAGTTGCAGCTTGGCATGTACCCGGTTGAAGACCCACAGGCTGTGCGCAACCCAAGGCCCGACACAACGTACCAACTGGGCGGTAACAGCGGGTTGCAGATTGCTCCGAACAGCGGCACAGACCCAGACGAGGACGGCACGGCCACGGGCGGTAGCCGGGTGTTTCAGTGGGGGTGGAGCCCAGTGGGGGGATCGAGCTTCTTTGACGCGGCGCTCACCCCAAATAATTTGGTTTTGACCGTGAACCTTGGTACAGTAACAATTGCAACGACATAAGGAGTCGATCATGATGGACGCAAAGAAAGCAGTACATACGCACGAGAAAGCACTGCACCCCGGCAAGCCCCTGACCAAAATGAAGGCTGGCGGCAAAACCAACAGCGACATGCTGAAGATGGGTCGCAATCTGGCCAAGGTGGCAAATCAAAAGTCGCCCGGTCGCAAAGGAGCTTGATATGGCCACGTACAAACAACCTACAAAAGTAGCGTCGGTTGTGGTGGGCGAGGAGCCCGCTAAGACAACCATGCGTAAAGCCAATGTGGCTGTGGCCAACACCCGCAGTCAAGACTACCCGCCCATGAAGACCAGCGGCATCAAAATCCGTGGCACTGGCGCGGCCACTAAAGGCGTGACGGCTAGAGGCCCGATGGCATGAACTACGCCGCGTTGTCTGCTGCGATTCAGGATTACACCCAGAACTACGAGCAAGAGTTCGTGGCGAATATCCCCGTCTTCGTCAAACAGGCGGAGCAGCGCATCTACAACACGGTCCAGTTCCCATCACTGCGCAAAAACGTCACGGGCAATTTCACACCCAACAACAAGTATCTGTCGTGCCCGGATGACTTTTTGTCGGTGTACTCAATTGCGGTGGTTGATACCACAGGCGCGTACGAGTACCTGCTCAACAAGGATGTAAATTTTATCCGGCAGGCGTACCCCACGCCAACAGATACAGGCACTCCCAAGTACTACGCGCTGTTCGGCCCCACATTCAGTGCTAGCACGGAGTTGTCTTTTATTCTGGGGCCAACCCCGGACCTCAACTACCAAGTTGAGCTGCACTACTTCTTCTATCCAGCATCAATTGTCACGGCCAACAATACATGGCTGGGTGACAACTTCGACACCGTGCTGCTCTACGGCTCGTTGGTGGAGGCGTACACCTTTATGAAGGGTGAGCAAGACATGATGGCGCTGTACGACGGCAAGTACAAAGAAGCGCTCATGCAGGCTAAACGTCTGGGCGACGGGCTGGAGCGCAGCGATGCGTACCGCAGCGGGCAGGCGCGTGTCGCGCCTTTGCCGCAGAATAACGGGGTGCAGTGATGGCCTTTACCGGCAACTACTCCTGCAACACGCTGCGCTCGGGCCTTGTCAACGGCACGATCAACTTTGCCACGGACACGTTCTACTTGGCGCTGTACACCAACTCAGCAACGCTGGACTCGACAACAACCGCGTACACGGCAATTGGTGAGGCCACGGGTGGTAACTACAGCCCCACGGGCCTGCCCGTCACGGCAACGATCTCCAGTGTGGTTGTGGGCGCAGGCAGCACCACATACATCAGCTTCTCATCCCCCGCATGGACAGGCGTTATCACGGCTCGTGGAGCGCTGATCTACACGCCCGGTGCCGACGGGGCCGTCTGTGTGTTGGACTTCGGCTCCGACAAGACCTCGGCCAACACTTTCACTGTGCAGATGCCTGCAAACACCAGCACATCCGCACTCATCCGTCTCGTTTAAGGAGCAACCATGTTGAACGACAAAGCAAAATCCACGGACACCGCCATCGCTGCTGCATCCGTTAATGCAGCCCCTCAAGCCGCTGCCAAAGCAGGCGGCGTGTTCCATGTACAGTGCCATGACGCTCAGGGCAACCTGAAGTGGGAGGCCAAGGAGCACAACCTCGTGGTCAATGTCGGCTTGCAAGACATGAACACCAAGTACTTCTCGGGCTCTAGCTACACGGCAACGTGGTATCTGGGTTTGTATGGTGCCTCGGGAACTAACAACCCCGCTGCTGGTGACACGATGGCCTCGCACGGAGGCTGGACTGAGGTTACAGATTACAGCCAAGCAACTCGCCCGCAGGCGGTGTTTGGCACGGCCACCACGGCTGACCCTTCAGTAATCAGCAACTCAGGCTCTCCGGCTGTGTACACCATCAACGGCACTACGACTGTGGGCGGGGCGTTCCTGACCAGCAGCAACACCAAGAGCGGCACGACGGGCACGTTGTTTTCGGCTGTGGACTTCTCGGCTCCTGGGGATCGTGCTGTTGTTGCCAACGACACGGTCACAGTGACCTATACCTTCAGCCTTGACGCAGCATAAGGAGCCACATCATGGCAACGATGTTCAAAAAAGGTGATGTGGTCAAGGTCAACACCGTGGTCCCACACGGCCCGGTCAAGGCTTTGCGCATGGACGAGGATGGCAATGTGTATTGCCTGATTGAGTGGACTGATGTGAACGGCGCAACGCAAGAACGCTGGATTGATGAGTCACTGCTGACTTCTGGAGATTGATATGGCATTAGTACTGGCGGATCGCGTACGGGAGACTACAACCACCACAGGCACGGGAACAATCTCGTTGGGTGGCCCGGTCTCGGGCTTTCAAGGCTTTAGCACGGCCATTGGCAACGCAAACACCACGTACTACACGATTGCCGATGCCGCCACGGGCGCGTGGGAGGTGGGCCTTGGCACGTACACATCTGCGGGCAGCACACTGGCCCGCACGACCATCCTGTCGTCCAGCAACTCCGGGTCGGCTGTCAACTTCGCCGCAGGCACAAAGGATGTGTTTGTCACCCAGCCCGCAGAAAGGGCGCTTTACCTGAATGGCGCAGGCACAGGTGTTGACGCTGGGGCGGCAGCGTTTACTTTGAATGGCGTCCCATACGCCAACAGCACCTCGACCCTGACCACTGGCTCTGCGCTGACGTTTGATGGGACAAATTTAACAAACACATCTTCGTCAGTCGGCACTCCTGAAGTTGCTATTTTAAATTCAGCTACTTCTGCTGGCGCTAATGCAAGGCTAAGAATTAAAGCGGGAGGTTCTGGGGCAACAACGTATGGAGATGCATTTGTTCAATTTACAGATAACTTAAATTGGAATTGGAGTATTGGTGCGGGTAGTTCAACATCAAACGCCTTAGTTTTCACTTCTTATTTTGGGTTAAATTTAAACGAACAAGCCCGCCTGACCAGCAGTGGTCTAGAAATCAAGCAATCCCAACTGATCGGATATTCCTCCTACGCAGGC